AATCCTAAAAATGCAATTACAAAATGTAACGCATAATAAAACGCATATAATATACTCATATTACAATCTCCCATATAACTTATTAAGCTCATCATCTATGTTAGCCACCTTACTAACATTCTTTTTATTAACAGCTTCTTCTCTTAAGACAGACAACTCACTAACTCTTTTCTTATCTTTACTGTCTAACTTAATCTCAAAGTAGTCCAACATATCATTTACGTCCATAACATCTCCTATTAGTTAATTAACGACCATACGGTCATCCCGTGCAAGAACGAGGTAGAGTCTGATCATCAAGTGCTTGGCAGGTTTACCTGCGACCAGTTGATTCGACCATAGGAGAAGCAACTTGTCCACTTGTTGATTAGAAGGAGTCCTTGTTACGCTAGGGTGATCCGTGTGTAGTCACGCCTCTCACCGAAGCAAGACCTGTAGGATCTTGAAGTGACAATAAGTAGAAGTGTATAATGCTAACAAGCAGAGCTTGTCATAGTATTATTCTATTAGCTGAAGCAGTTGTACGACTGGGGCGACTGCAAGGAGTTGAAGGAGGACATATAGCGAAAGCTGTTCTTGATACCGAATGGTTTGTGTGCGTTGTGAGTTGATTTCACTTAAACTAGACCATACGAATGGATAGGGCAGAATAAATAAAACGAATACAAAGCAAACCAATGAGTGATAAACTAACAGAGAAACAAATAGCCTTAGTAGATACTATCGTAGCTACAGGATGCTCTATTAAGGATGCATCAGAAAAGGCAGGATATTCAACAAATGGAAGCAAGGAAGCAGGGAGAATAAGTGCTTCTCGCACACTACGTTTACCCAAGGTACAGAGTTATATGCAACAAAGAATTGCAGATACTCTAGGAATGGGTGCAGTAGTAGCGAGTAGGAGGATGATTGAGCTATCTCAAGGAGCTAGAAGTGAATACGTCCAGTTAGAAGCCTCAAGGGATATACTAGACAGAGTGGGACTAAGGAGTCCAGACAGAGTAAGTCATAGTATACAAGGAGATATTAAGATCAATATCGATTTAAGTTAGATGTCGGTATAAGGGAAGTAATTGACCACAGCTCTCTTAGGAGGGGGTGGGGGCAAAAACAGCATCGTGTTAGATGACTAATAGTCCCTTACACGCAACAGAGGTTAAAAAAAACTTTTTAAAAAAAACCTTGACAAAAAAGGTTCGGCAGCAAACAAAGTTACCTTATCGGAAATAAGTAAGAATAATTTTTTTATGAAAAAAAGTAAAATGACCGAACAAGAACATGAAACACGTTCTCAATTCAAAAAGACTTCTCAGCATACGAGAAGACCAAAAACGTCTTCAATGAATAAAGATAAAAAAAGAGATTATAAAGCTTATAATAGACAGGGGAAATAATGTGCGTTTTAAAAAAACTATATATTGCTAAACCTTAGATATGGGTACAGACAAATTAAAGAATATTTGGACACAAGTTAAAACCAAAGATTATACAACTATAACACCTACATCTAAACAAAGTCTTTTTACTAGATTTAGTAAAAGCATTGATAGAAGTACAGTTCCTAATGAAGTTGCTGAAAAGAAAAATAGTAATGAAGTTAGAACTTATGGTTTGTCTAGCAATAAAGTAGTTCAAGCAGCTCAAAAAAAATTTACTAAAAAAGGTAAACTAGCTGTTCAAGATATGAAACTAAAAAGTATTAATAAATAATTATGGGAAAAGATAAACTTAAGAATGTTTGGACAACTATTAAAACAACAGTTCAAAACAATGTTGCTTCAGAAATTAAAGTTATTAATAAAGAAGTAGCAAGTAGAGCAAATAAAGCCCCTTGGTATAAAAAACCAACATCTAGCGATTTAAAACTTGCTTATAAAACTAACGCAAAAAATAGTAAATAATTATGGCACATGAAGGTTGGCACACAAAATCTTGGATAGCAGATAAAATTAAAGAAGGTAAAAAGAATGATCCTTTATACCCATCAACTGACGCACAGATAGATTACATCTATGGGCCAGACGCATCAGAAAAAGCAATGACAGCTGTTGCTAATAAAAACAAATCTAAAAAGAAATACAACTCACCTAAGTAAGTGCGTTTATAAATAACTATATTCGTTATAGTTACATTGTTCACTAATCGAGAGGAACAATGCAAAATTACCTATTAAAAATATGGAGTCTAGACACAATGGATCTTAAAAAAGAGATCTTGTTTTCCTCTACAAATAATGTTACAGCTGCTCAACAAGCATCTGCTGCTACGCCAGATAACTGTCGTGCATCTTATGAAGAAATAACAAAGGAAGAAAATGAAAAAAACAATGAACAAGAAACCACGGAAACCGAAGAAGCCTTCTAAACCAAAACCTAGACCAAGTGGCTACTAAGAAAGAAAAAGAACATATGTCTAGGGTAGCAGAGCTTGGTTGCTTTGTCTGTGAAAGACCTGCTAACCTACACCATATAAGACCACCTGGGACTGGCATAGGAAGACGGACAAGCCACTTCGAAGTTATTCCGTTATGCCATGACCATCATCAAGGAAACTTCTCTATACACCTGTCTAAGAAGGCATTTGAAGAAAAGTTTGGTAAAGAAACAGAAATACTTAAAATAGTATTAGAAAGGGTAGAGCAAGAAAAATGTCGTTCCTCAATAATTTAAGTTTAAAAGATAGAAAAAGATTAAGAACTATTGTTAAGAAAACACATCTTCAACATTACCCAACACACATGATAACAGATTATGAAGCTGATAAGCTTGTAGAAGCTTTTGGAGAAGAAACAGTTTATAACTTGTTGAAAGCGAATGTTGGTATAAATGTCGATTGATTTTGATTACAAACCACAAGGAGATGTACTAAAACAATTTATGAAGTCTGATGATTTCTTTAGAGGAATCAGAGGGCCAGTAGGTTCTGGAAAATCTGTTGCTTGTTGCATAGAAATATTCAGAAGGGCTTTGTTACAAAAAAAGAATAAGGATGGAAAAAGAAGATCTCGTTGGGCAGTAATAAGAAATACTAACCCACAACTAAAAACTACCACGATCAAGACGTGGATAGATTGGTTTCCAGAAGATAAGTGGGGAGATTTTGCTTGGTCTGTTCCTTATACACATAGGATTAACCAAGGAGAATTGGACATGGAAGTGCTGTTCTTAGCACTTGACAGACCTGAAGATGTTAAAAAATTATTATCATTGGAGCTTACAGGTGTTTGGGTTAATGAAGCGAGGGAAATACCTAAGAGCATTATTGATGCTTGTACTATGCGTGTGGGGCGTTTTCCGTCTATGCGAGATGGTGGTGCATCTTGGTATGGCGTTATAGCTGATACTAATGCTCCAGAAGAAGATCATTGGTGGGCTATTATGTCTGGTGATGTTCCAGTACCAGATCACATATCTAGAGAAGAAGCTTTAATGTTAATCAGACCAGATAACTGGAGTTTCCATACTCAACCTCCAGCATTGCTAGAAAAAAAAGATAAAGACGGAATGACTACTGCTTATGATCCTAATGACAAAGCAGAAAATAAAAAAAATATAACCCCAAAATATTATCCAAATATTATTAGGGGTAAAACAAAAGGATGGATCGATGTTTATGTTTTAAATAAACTAGGTTCTATTGAAGAAGGTAAACCTGTTTACCATAGCTTCAAAGAAGAATTACACGTTACCAAAAATCCAATAGCATTAATTCCTAACCAACCTATATGGATTGGAATTGATTTTGGACTAACACCTGCAGCTGTCTTTGGTCAGAGGACTACTACAGGAAAATGGAATATTATTAATGAGTTAGTTTGTTTTGATATGGGTGTAATGAGGTTCTCAGAATTACTGAGAGGGGATATTGCTAAACTCTATAAAGGTTATGAGATTATGATTTATGGAGATCCTTCTGGAGATTTTAGATCCCAAACAGATGAAAGAACTCCATTTCAAATTATGCGTCAATATGGATTAAAGGCTTTACCTGCACCATCTAATGATGTTGCTTTAAGAATTGAATCTGTTGATGCTACCTTATCTAGATTAGTAGATGGACAAGCAGGATTTAATATGCACACGGATTGTATTAATTTAAAGAAAGGTTTTAATGGTGGTTATCATTACAGAAGACTTCAAACTTCTGGAGATAGGTATGATGAAAAACCATTAAAGAATAGATACTCTCACGTTCACGATGCTTTACAATATTTAATGATGGGAGCAGGTGAAGGTAGAACTATGTTAACTGGTAAACATCCTTCAAGACCAACCATTGCTAAAAAAGAATGGGATGTATTTGCAGGACAATCTAAAAAATCAAGAAAGATATGGGACATATTCAAGAGGAATGGTTAATCTATTTTTACGAAGATGGTGTTAAGAATAGATATACAAAATACTTATGGTGGTTAAAGAAAGGCTTTACTCATTGTGGTGCATTAAGATATGATGTTAATAAAGAAATATGGCTACATCTACAATTTACTCATGCTGGAATTAAACTAGATGTTTTAACACCTGATGAAGCTGGTGGAATATTTAATTATCTTAAAAAGTTTAAAATACTTAAATGTCCTGCTAAAGATAACTGGCAGTTTATAAGGTTTAAAGATATGACGTGTGTATCATTTGTTATGAGATTGATAGGATTTTACAAATGGTATATTCTTACCCCCCATCAACTATATTGTGCGTTGATAAATGCTGGATATTCGTCATTTTGGAAAGATGAGTGAACAAAAACAAAAATCACCACAAGAATTGATTGATTTAATCAGAGATCATCACGATGCAGAAGATATATTATTACAAGAATTAGAAAAAGTTTGTAGAGATCTTCCTAAAGATGAATTTGATATTGAGCCTATCGAAGAAGAAGGTGACGAACAAATTAAGGATTTAATATAATGGGAAACATACTTGGGAAAAAATCACTTGGAAAATCACAAACTACAATTGATTACGAAAAAAAATTAGCAGCAGACAAAGTTGCAGAAGAAAAAAGAGCAGCAGATGCAAAATTAGCATCTATTGAAAAAGAAAGCAAAACTGCTAAAGGATTAATTGGATCAAGATCTATGTTTGGTAAATCTGGTGGTCGTGGTTACTTCGAAGGAAAATAAAATTAAATGGAATATGTTAATACTGTGGATGCACCCAGTTATGGTACATCAGATAAAGCAACTGAACTTCTTAAAAAATATAAAGAAGCTC